GTTACTGCCCAGTTTAAGAAGCTATTGCCCATATTGTTAAAGTTACCTTCTCTTACTTTAAAGTTAGCATACTGTTTCATAAGTGCTGGTAAGTTTGATAACTGTAACTGTTGTAGTGTTGCTGGCATAAAGAAGTTATCAATAGCACGTTGATTCTGTTTTACTTTATTTGCTATTTGATCTAACTTAGCGTCTGGAACATCTAATTTAGGTGTGTCTTTCATTTTAGGACCTACAAACAATATAGGGCCTGTTGGTAATTTATCTACAGCATGAAATGGTTGTCCGCTATCTTCAGGACCAGTTTTAAATGTATGTACTGCAATACCAGCTTTACTAGATGCAATCTGTTTACCTAAGTCTGTATCAGCATTAACTGAATATGTTACAGTGTTTGGAGTAAACTGATAGCTATTGTCTTTTTTATTTGGTGTGCCGGTATACAACAAGTCACCCATAAAGTATCCTTGGAATCCTTTTGGTGTCTGTGCTTCTAATGGAGCCCATAGAGCTTTATACATATTGATTAATTCTGTACGATCGCCTGCACGCATTTTCATAATTTTTTCTAGTTCTTCTGGAGAACGTGCTGTTCCTGAATATGTTTTGGCAGTAAAGCCTGACTTGTCTGTTAATACAAATTGCCCGTCTTGATCTCGCCCAAATATAATTGCTGGCTTACCGTCCCATTTAATTGTAATGTCTTTGGCTTGTTGAGGTAATGTTTTCAAATCTTCAATAGCTTTTAATACACCTTTTGCTCCGCCATCAAATATCATATCTTCTGGATGTGCTATGCGAGCTGACTCAATAATTAGTTGCATACCTTGATTAACAATGCGATCTCTTAACCTTGCTAAAAAGTTTGCGTTGTTTGCGTCTTCAAGTACTAATCCTTCTTTTGCAAAATATTCTACTGCATCTGCTACTAGTTCTTCGTAGTCGTTATTCTTTTTTGCTTGTGCATTAATTGACTCCACACTTGCTAAATCTTTACGTGTTCCACCTATTAGCATTTTTGCAATTTCTTCAGGATCGTTTGAAATAACTTTGTTTGTTTCTCTTGATACTAGTCCGTATTTGTATGACCATTTCATACCTCTTGCTTTGGCAATGCTAGCTAATAGTATTGCACGGTGTACTCCTTTGAATTCTGATTCAGGACTTGCATTTAATGCAAATTGTTGCCATTTAGGATCACCAAACATAAAGTCAACTTGCACATATCCGTTCATTGGATCACCGTTGATTGGACACTTGTAATGGACTGAGTCGCCTGATTTAGCTAAATCTTTTTGATCAACACCTTTTGCAATTAATTTGTTGTATACTTCATCTTTGGTATGTTTTTTTGCATCTACTGCAAGATCTAAGTCACCTGATGTAGGTTTTTTGCCTGTTGATCCTAGCATGTTATCTAGTAAAGGAAGTCCTGTTAACGATTCTAAATACGTAACAGTAGGCTTAACGTCAGCAAGATTGATACGTTTAGTTAACGCTGTACCTTTCTCGTCTTTGAATACGTTACCGCCCTCAAGTATTATCATACCTTTATGTCGCCTTTAGCAACTTCATCTCTAATTCTATCGTATATTTGTCGTTGTTGTGGGTCTCTAAGATTTAATTCCATGTTGCCAGCTGTGGCAATGTTGTTAGTAACTTTAAACGGAGCAGTGTTATTACCAGCAGACTGACCAGGCTGTGGATCACGTGCTGGTTCTGATTCTGGGTCTAATGCTAGCTTACTTGCGTTAGTTAATATTGTTTGAAATGAAGCTTGTGTTTGTTTTGGATCACTAGTGATCTTTTGAACTAGGTTAGCAACTAATCCTTGAAAATCTCCACTTGTACTTTTTAGTTGATACGATCCTAATAGATTGTTATCTATCCATTTAGTCAGCAGTTGTGTTTGTTGTTGCTTTGTTAGAGGATTGTAATCGTTAATTCTTTCTAGGCGTTGTTTTTCTTTGCCCCATGCTCTTGAAGCTACCTGAGACATATTAGATATTGCCTGAGAGTTTACACGAATGTCTCTACTTTGTGTATAACCTTGATATGCTTTTTTAGTTGCTCCAACAAGTTTATCTAAGAATTTTGGAGCTTCTGTGATTTCATTAATCTTCATCTTTACGTCTCACTGATCTATAGAATTTCTTAGCATCTCGGTGACGTAGTGCATTAATGAACTTTCGTTGTAGGTCATCTGCCTGATCACGTTCATACGCGGCATCGATCTGTTCAAACAGATTTATAGCACTTTGTATGATATTACTCGCACGACTCTCAACAAGATAATTTTTGTCTTTGGTAATGTGCAAGTCATTTAACTCGTCTAATATACTTCTAGTCTTTTTTTGCATGGTTAAATTCTCGTTAGTGATAGTATTTATCAGGAACCGCATACATCATTACATATCAGTAAGCGGCCTTGTTTAAAGTTTGACTTATTCCAGCTTTCCTCAACACTATCAAACCAAGTAATGCTTTCTTGTAATGAAGTTTCTAACGCATTGTTAGGTTTAATAATATCTCTCAACTGTTGATTAACTACTTCGTAGTACTGACCATGACCATATGTTCTAGGATAAAAGCCAGTATAACAACAAGGATATACTTCTCCTGTTGATGTTACATATATTGATTTACTTTTCTTTACTTCACAGGTTATGTTTTTGACCACAGGGTTAAGATCTTCTAATACTACCTCATCTGTCTTTTTAGATTGTAATAGTTGTTCAAAGTTAATCTTTTTAGGTTTGCCTAACACGTTAACCACCTTGCCTTTCTTGTCAACAGCAACTCCAGTGTCTCTACCTTGATCTGTTAAGATGAAGTCACTAAATCCAAGTTGCTTGCTCAGTTCTTGGCAAGCTTCGATTTGATGTTGATTATGATCAAATGGAATCATCTTCCAGGTAGCTTGACCACCTGCTTCAATAAAAGTTTTAGCATTTTTTAATACTGTTTCATACACTGTGTCTTGCCTATATATAGAATGTGTATCAGCTAACCCGTCTAATGCAAATAGCACGTGAACATCTAGCTCAGCTAACCGTTGCCAAAACTGTTTAGGACGTGCACCGCCATTGGTACTTACATCTATTTTAATATTAGGACTGTGTGTTTTAAAGTATTCAATGATGTCTGGAGTTTCTGTATTCATAACACAGTCCCCGAAGTTACCATTGATCATTATTCCTGTTAACTGTTTTATAAACGTAGGTTGGAATATATGTTTGACATCTTGAAGTGTGAGGTTTCTTTCTATGTATCCATCATTGTAGGGATAGCCGTGGAAGTTACGAGGGCATAGTGGACAACGAGCATTACATAGACTAGATATTTCTAGGTGGATATGTTTTATGTCATGATACGGAATCATTCGTATAGTGCATAGACACTTAGCCTACCCTCATGTGGAATTTGTTTAGGAACACCGTGCAACATGTCGGGGTTGTTATACATTATGTATCCACGATTACGTCCGTAACTGACCAATCTATCTCCAATCTGTGTTCCTGGGCTGTTTCTATTATCAAGATATATCTGAACTGCTACTTTTACTCTGTCATTGTCTAAATGTTGTGCCATCCAAAAGTTCTCTTCGTCCTTCCACAATGTGACACCCATAAAATTTAAATGACTAAACATAGAAAGTGATTGAAAGTGGTTGTGAACTGTTTCTACAGGACTGTCTAGTAAATAAGATATTTTACGCCTAGGTAAATTTTCTTGCATTTCTTGAAGTTCCCACGGAATATCAGGTTGTTGACTAAACTCGACTAGTTCATCTACTAACTCTTCAGGCAAAAAATTTACAACTTCGATAAACATTACTTCTGTTTGATTTGTGTGAGCATACTTTTTAATTTACTACTTTGTACGTCAGCTTGTATCTTTGGATCTTCTTTGTCACTGTTGTCTGCAACATTTACAGTACTGGTAGTAGATTTAACTGAGTCCATAATCTTACTACCACTTGGACTTTCTCTACCGTAATCACTTTGTCCTTCTTCACCTACATCAGTGATTCTCAATGTTTCTATGTTAAACTCTAAGTCTACTTTCTGTCCAACACCTGAACTTGACCTTGTCTTCATTAACTGTATTTGATATCTACCACGTTCACGCATTGCTCTTGATGTAAATATACCAAACACATTATCAGCAGTATTAATTTTACTCAATCCACCTGCGATGTGACTGTGATCAAACTCTACTTCTTCTACAGCTGACCTGTTCAACTGTGATGCTGTAACAAATATAATATCTAATTCTTTTGCTAAGTTACGTAGTTCTTCACTCACGTACTTGTCTTTAACAAACAAGTCATTTGGGCTAACCTTAGCACTCACAGGCATTAACAAATCTAAATAGTCAACACATAAGAAGTCTGGTTTACTGCCTGTTTGTATTTCTAACTCTTTCATGTATGCTCTAATATCATTAACAGTTGACTGTGCCGCCATATACTTAATACGTAAGTGTCCTGCTTTTTTACCTGCCAGCTTAACTTTCATTTCAACATTGTCAATGTCTTTAAATATTTCTTTTGATGAAGTATTAGTCATCATACTATCCATACGCATAGCACATAGGCCTTCACTCAATTCTAGTGTCAAATAACAGCCATTCATTCCTTGCATTGCCCAATTAACTGCCAAGTTCTGCATAAACAAACTCTTACCCGAACCTGAACCACCTGCCCATATCTGTAGTTCACCTCTGTTAAATCCACCATACAATAATCTATCTAACATTGGCCAACCCGTTGACACCTGTCCGTTGCTTGACTTGATGGCCAACAGTCTTGCTTTAGGATCATCAAAGTAATCTGTACCCATATCTTTTGTTAAACTAATCTGTACTGCTTCTTTAACTAGTTTTTCAACTGGATCATAATCACCTTTCTCTAACAAGTCTGCACTCTTAAGAATAGCACGTTCTAGTTCTTGACGTCTAGTAAAGCCTTCAAACTCTTCTAAGAACCAATCAAAGTGTCCGTCCTTAGCTTCTTCTAACGGAGTTAGTTTTATACCACTAACAGCCGTTACCTGCTTCATGTCAGGCATAGTGTTATGTTTATCACAATGCTCTTTTATAAAAGCCGCACTTGATTGTAAACTACGATCAAAGTTCTCTGGATTAAAGATATTTTGAACACGGGTATAACTCTGTGCGTCTTGAAGCATCATCTCCAAGAACAGTCTTTGCATATCTACTGTATATTCTTTTGTATTTGCCATATGTTTAATTATACTTTATTTGACTTTTTTAACAAGTTTTCTTTTAGCCAATTCTATCTTAATTTTACTAGTTTCTCTAGTGTTCATAATAGTTATCAATGTACCCAATTTACCATAATGTTTTACAGCATCATTAACATCTTTGATGTGTTCAGGCCAGTCCGGAATACTTACTGCCCATCCTAGTTCAACAGCACGATCAATTAGTTTTAGCCCAGCTTCATCTTGATCTGGTACCACTGTTACTTGCTTACGTTGTTGTTTAATAATCTGTGCTTGTTTGTCATTGACTGTGTTATGTAATACAGCTACACCATTAACACTGAGTGCGTCAAACAATCCTTCTACTACAATCAACTGTGTCCAATGTTCCTGTTGTAAGTCTAATCCAAACACATATCCTGGTTGCTGTTCATTGATAAACTTAGGAATACGATTATCTAAATAACGTGCTGACCATCCTACTACATCACCTTCAAATGTATATGGAACTACTATACGATTTGCGTTGCGTCCTTTCTCATCTGGTGATATCATATAAGGATAATCCTGCCAATCAATCTTTCTATCACGCAGATATTCTATATATTTGCTATCACTAGTTTTTAACAAGCGTAGCTCATTGGGTAAGTCTTTACGTTCAAATGTAACTTTAACTTCTACACTCTTTCTTGTTTTTGCTAGTTCTGCTAGATCTTTATGTCTTAGACTTTCTAAGTTTATACCAGATATTTGATTCTGATCTAAGCCCATCCAACCTAACAGCTTACGCACTTTAAAACTTAATGTACGACCTAGTTTAAAACTTGCTTTGTATCCACAGTTGAAACAGTGATACGACCAATCATCTCCATTCTGTTTGATACCACCACGCTGTCTTTTGTCTCTATTTTCACCATTATGTTCACAGCAGACAGCATTAAACGATACCCATCCTCCGGCTGTGCGTTTGTGTTTAGTAGGTATAACAGTCGTAATGTCTAACATTAAGTTAGTATAGCATCATTTACTTTGGGTAACAACTCTTTTGATATAATTTGGTGACCAAGTTCATTTGGGTGCTTTCCTGGTGCATGTATTTGTTTAACGTCTGGTCTGTCTAACAGTCGTTTCTGCATATTCTGTTCAGGCCATAATAGTGTGTCACAGCCATTGATCACAGTGCCTGGATCATATAAGTTAAACTGTACTAATGGAATGTTTTTAGTTTTAGCTATGCCGTCAAAAAAGTAAACTGCCTGTTGATAGTTATATTTTGATAGTTGATCATCATGACTTAGTGTAAGATACTGTTTGCCAAAATCTTGCCACACTTTAGGAACAACGTCACTACCAAAGTTTACCCAAGTAGAATGTATAAGCTTGTTCCACTCAGGATCATCGTTTCCCATATGCTCGTGTTCTGGATTAAACCAACTTTGTCTATCTGAACCTGTCAATCCAACGATGCAGACCGTGTCACTCCAATCTGTATTTTCTAAAAACCAAAGGAATGTCCAAATAGCACTCTGTAAGCTACCGCCAGGGTGGCCGTAGTTTTCGTAAGGTACACCAAGTTCTTTTGCTAGAAGTCCACTAAAGCTATGACTTAGTCTATAATTGTTGTTGAGATGTGAACAGCATTCCTGAGTTTCAAGTGCAGGGTCTATTAGCTCGTCGCCGTATACCCAACTGTCACCAAATACTGCTAATTTTTTTATATTCAATTTATCTAACTTTTAGTTCTGAAACACTACCACTTGTTTCCTCAATACGTAATCTAAGGTATGGGTGATAGCCTGATATGTTTATATATCCGGTTGAGCTAGATGCTGATAAAGAAACTTCACTGCCTAAGTTATACCATAGTTCATCGTCGGATGTTGCTCCTTCAACTTGTATGTTACCAGTAAAGGCATTAAGTTTGTATTGTAAGGTTTGTAAATCATTTGTTCCTTGCCATTCACTTGAATAGTGTGTAGTTTCACCTTCGCTGTCTAAAAAGTCTGGAATAGTAACTGTTTGACTTTCAGTATGCTCTGGCATAATTGAATCTAATATTTCAACAACTCCTCTGCCGCCAAGATGATCATCAACAAACACTGCATCGTTAAGATCACTAGTTGACAAACTGCGTTCAATTGAATAGTGTGCTTTTTGTATATCTACTGCATCTAAGTCTTGTTCTGTAACAGTAACTGACGCAGTACCTTTAGTAGCATCGATCGCAGTCATTGTTTTTGCAAGAATTAAATCATTGCCTTCTCTATTAATTAACCTGAATGTAAAAGTTGCTGTAGAATTATTAACAGGTTTTTGATCCTGATTAACGAATGTAAACACTAGCACATTGTCTGTGCCTTTGTGTAATTTTAAATTTTTTGCGTACACGGGATTATACCTCATTGATGTTAGGGCCTGAGTGGTGTCACGTAATACCACCTGGTGCTTTTGCTTATATAAATAGACTTGAGTTGTAAACATATAGAGTATTTATCGATAGATGAGCAGTGAATTTTTTAAAGAGTTAGCAGACAAGTATCCATTTGTTACAGTGGTATATTACGCTGGAGCAGAATACGTTGGTATCGTACAGAATCGAGACGCTACTGTCACTACTCTTTACGACTTTGGGCGTATTGTTGACATAAAGCTTAAACAACGTTTCTTAGAGCTTGCTAATGTATGGTGGTGGGAAAGTAATAGAACTATTCCAATTAATATTTTCTTACGTGAAGAATGGGCACAGTTTAAACCTTACCTACAGACATTTGTTAACAAAGATGTTGAAATACTTTCAGGACCAACAATTAGTCTTAGTAATCTAGCAAAAAAACGAACCAAGAAAAAATCAATTACACTTGTCCGCCGAGTAGACTAAACCAATCATATAACTGTTCTCTAGTAGTCCAATAATATTCATCGTACTGTTTCCAAAACACATCTTGATTGTGTCTACGTTCAGGTCTGGTATCCAAGTCCCATTGATGTAATCCGTATTCTTTTTGTATTTTGATTTGCTCTATGCAACCTTTGAGTCTGTCTTGCCAATCATCACGACTAGTCCACTCCCAGTCTGGAACTTCATATCCTAGCTTACGTAAGTCTTCATAATGGTTAGCACTGCCTAAGGTAATCCAATTATGGTTAGCAATAATAGGCTTCCATGTTTTCTCAGTAAACATACTGTATCTATGTAGAACTGATGACTCTGCTTGTAAGCTAAAGTAAGTGTCAAAGTATTGTTGTGTTATACATTCTCCAGCGTCCCATCTTTTCCAATCTATCAAACTTTCAAATGTAATATCATTCTTTTCATAATGTCTAGGTAGTCGCCTGCCTTCAGTGATATGTGTCCATAGTGCGTTGTCTAATAGACCTTCTTGTTCTAATTGATTTATTAATTCTATTCTGTGTGTTCTTGGTCTATTGTTTAGGAATAAAAAATCGTAGTCTCTCTCATGTCTGCTGTAAGCAACATGTTTGTTATGTTCGTTAACTTCAGCAGTTTTATACATCATATAATTTGTATTAAAATTATTGATTGACTCTGGTAGCTCTCCTGTAGAGATCGTTGCGTAGCGACCTTCTAAGGCACCTTTAAGTAGACCTTGATTGTCAAGCATACGCACAAATGTGTCGCCACCTTCAACTAGATTTTCTAGCACAATGGTAGCATTTGATTCTTTAATATAGTCTAAGAAGTAGGTATCGTCATACTTGATTGGTATAACTTGTACGGTATTGTCTGGGAGGCTCTTTAGGTACTCAACACTGTAATATCTCTCTTCGATGATATCACAAATGTCACGGACTTTACTGTCCTTGTGTACGTAAACTTTCATCTAGTAGATTGATATGCAGTGCAACTAGTACTGCGTAACTAACTGCATGTGCTTTCTTAAAGTAATAGCTATCATCATCTGGCACTGTCCAAATGTCTTGTGCAATAACGTCCCAGTCTTTACCTAGTAAGTGTCTTTTACCTGGACGTATTAATGCTAAGAACATAGCCATACGTGGGATTGAATTTACTTCCATGTCCTTAATAAGGTCATAGTGATTACCAATGTGTATAACCTTTTCTACAAAGTCTTTGTCTTTTAACAACTGCCAGTTGGGCTCTTTGTTTGACATTTCTTTGTAGTGTTCGTTATCTTTAATCAGCTTGTAAACATTAACATTAAGAAAGTCTAACTTAAAGTAACCACGTTGTTCTGCTGATTGATAATCTATACTTGCTGTATCTGTTAATGGGTTATAAGGTATATCTGTTACATACACACCTGAGTTATGCTTACGTATGCCTTGTTCATTCTTCTGCATCGCATTAGTATGTTTAACTAATTTCAGTGCGTCATCTCTGTCAGCAAAGTCTATGTCTACGTCTGTAGAATATTTTACCATCCTGCTTTCCCTAACATTTCTTTCATATATTCTGTATCACCTGGATAGTCTCGCAGTATCTTTGACCAACGATCAGGATTAATAAAGTCATATACCATAGCTATCTGCTCTTGGTTTAAGTTTTCTAACAAGTCGTGTCCTGTAGCACAATTAAATATAGTCCATCCTGTTATCTTACCCGAAGCTATATATTGGCAAAGCTTATTGGTGTTACCGTGACGTAAGAAGTCTTCACTTGGTGCTCCGGCTTCTTCACTCCAGTCAAGTGATGTTTCTAATGCTCTAGTCAATGCGTCTGTGGCGTTTTCTCTGTAGATATATTCTTTAAGAAACTCATCATATATTTTATCACTGCCCCAATAATCTATACGCTTGTTATTTTTCAATAACCATTCAGTAAATCTGATAGTGTTAATAACTCGAGCATTAACACAATAATTAGCAAATTTTATAAATGCCTTATAGTATGCCGATGTAGCAAAGTCTTCAAATGTTTTTTGTTTTGCTGAACCCTGTGCTATCTCATAGAACTTTATATAACTCTGAAATGCCATACGACTCGCAGGATCATCTTTGTGTTGAAAGCGTTTCTTTTGTTCACAGACATGCACTGCTAGTGTGCTTTCTCTAGCAAATGATCTTTCACAATAATTACATTTAAAGGTCTGCTTTAATTCGCTGGTCATCCCATCCTAACTCTTTTACGTGTGCCTTAATTGCTTTCTTATCATTCATTGATAAAAATATATCAATTTCATCTGACTTCATATTCGGATATAGTTCACTAACTACTTTTCTTTCTTTGTTTGTTGATTTGCCTTCTTTCTTTTTAGCCGCTAACCAATAATGAAACTGATTGCCCATGTTTGGACTAACTGCTGTACACATTAACCATTGTAGTTTTGTATGTTTGTTTAAATCAAAGAAGTGTTTATTGACAAACTTGTTAGTTGCCATTAAATAGTATGCCTGTAAATCAGCATTGCCACTTACACTAGCACCATAACGCAACATCAAATATGTTGAAAACTTTTTCTTTTGTTCATCAGTAAACTTGTCATAGTAGTCTCTGTCTTTGCGATCATATGCCGCCATTTCATTACCAATATATAAAGGATCAGTGTTTGCCATTAGAAAGATAAAGGATAATTAACAATTTCACAGTTACGACTAATGTCTTTAACAAAATAACAACACTCGGGCTTAGGTCCGTCGTTCAATGGCACTGCCAATAATTGTCCGTTCTTTAATTTGGGACTGTACCACGACACATCTTGATAAACGTCAACTATCTCGATGTCTAAGAAACTAGGACGAAAGTCAGTTAAACTATTAAACTGAAATGCTCTAAATCCTCTGTCATTGATTGATGTTAATGGTAGTACTTCTAAATCACCTACGTCAGGTTCGCCAATTAATATTTGCCAATCCACAGGCATTTTAATAGTGTGTTTACCTATCTTTAATACTAGTGCTGGCGAATTAAAACTTTCTAAAAAGATCAACGGAATCCAATGATAATCTGGATCAGTTGGATCTCTATTATCTAATATGCTAAAACGCATATCTTCTATTTCATCTGGCAGTGTGTCTAGATCGTATCTTGTATTATCTAATGTAAGTATTTGCATATTACCCTTATTATAAGTG